GAATCACCGGATAGATCGCGCGGCTGGAAAGTACGCCGTTGTGTTGTATGGATACAGGGAGCGACGGGATTAGGTGGAGGGGATGCAAGAGCATTGTGGCAAGTATCACTCCTAACTGACCAGTTAGGATTTGCCGTGGGGGGGATCGTTAGCGCGGATACGGCTAATAGATTTCAGAAGGCAATCGGACCAGCGGATAACCGCTCGATCGCGTGGATGTCGCAAGACATGTTGATTCGTGATAACGTCAACGCGGATTGGATCGTAGGACATGGCGGGACCACGACGGGTATGGAACTGCTCTGTGACGCGGATCGAATCGTCACGAATGAACTGTATATTGTTAGTTATGGTCTGACAGAGGGTTCCGTCATAATCTATCCCGGCGCATCGTACTACATCGAACTTGAAGAGGTTAAACTGACTCCAGCCGAATCTCTATTCGCTCAGTTGAAAGGCACGGGCCAGAATACCGATAAGGAATTCAGAGGATTTCCCAGCCCCATCTAAAACGGCCAAAAGCGTCGCCACCAAGCAGGGACTTGCGGGTCACTTTGGGGTTTCTTGGCCTCTAGTGCTGCTATTATCTTCGCCTGCAGATCGATTTCATCGACAAGGTCTTGAATCGTGATATCCTTCGACTCTCGGAAGTAGTAGACGATGGCATCAGAGATGAGGCGAGACTTGCCACCTAGCGAGCGAGGGTGATTGAGGTTGTCCACCATGGTGGATGCCTCCTGAGTTAGCCTGAAGGAGTGCGTAGCCCCTGCCTTCCTACGCTCCTTCATGGTGGCACCACCGGACCGTAGAACACTCCAAGATATCCGCAAGGGTATGATCCTTCATCTCTATGCCACAGGTGAGGCAGGGGTTAGGGGTCCAGTCCATCAGGCTCATGCGTACCATTCCGGATCAGGGTTAGTGTCCTGAGGTGGCTTCCTAGCCTCTAGGTTGGCTACTTGCCTCTCTAGAGCCTCAATCCTCTCCTGACAGACCAGTGCGTGAGCCCTGAGTTGGTCGGCAACCTTGTTCACATGGTGCGCAAGCCGGTCACAGTCCTCACATGCATTAATTTTAGTCGGTTTTGTGTCGTCTATCTCCTTCATATTCCTACGGAGAGGCTCACTGGCTATAATATTATAGTACGGAGAACCCCCCAAACACCACTTTAAGCCTACATGTGTGTGGGTAGGGGGTAATATAATGAAAGCAATAACCAGCGGAGCCCCTAGCCACATACATCAAGATTTCCTAGTATCGTGGGGTTCGGAAGCCTCATTAACCGAATACGTGTTCACTTTCAGTATGGCTAAAAGTGATTCATTCTTTATCCGGCATACAACAGAGATCGACAACGACAACAATTACTACGAAGGAACCATTGATTTGGGCGCCTACGTTGACGCATTGGGGAAGTCAGTGCTAAGGATCCATAACATCGCTGTCACGATGTCCGACAGTACCGGCAGAACCTCTGAGGTGACCTCAGGCGGTTCAGCGCCGTACAATGGCGCAGCCGCTCAATTCCAACTGCTTACTCAGAGTCAAACCGACATCGTGCTACCGAGTGATAAGGCAGTGATATCATCTGGGCGGATCGTCGCTAAGGGAGCCGGTGGCGTACCATCGAGTGTCAACCAAGACTTCGACAATCTCCCGCAACTCTGGACGAATGGATACCTTGTCGCTGTAGACTCAATCTTCCTTGGCGGTGCGGCCAGTACTGCCTTCGATGGTGATGTTTACTGCTCTATAACCATGGAATGCACTGTTGAGACTATGACTCAAGCCGCTGCAATGGCACTGGCCCTATCTCAACAGTGATTCAGATGACCTTCCATATAGAGACGGCCGAGGACCTTCTTGAGTTGATTATGATGCTCAAGGGCGGTGACGCTGGCCGGGGATTGTCAGAAGGCCCACAGACAGGTCTCTTTGAGGCCATGGCCGAGGATCGCGCCCGAGGCCGTAAGAGTACTAGACGCAAGGGATCATCGAGCCGTCGAAGACGCCGAACCCTCAGTGTACTGGCCAAGCCCAAGCGGAAGGTTAGCGCATACCAAAGAGAGTTCGGCAGGCAACTCAAGAAACTCAAGCGCGCCCATCCACGCACCCCAGTGACGAAACTAATGAAACGCGCCCACGCTGCAACCAAGCGCGCAAGGAGGGGCAAGTGATGGGCCGCATAATGACTCTACGAGGTGATTGGAGAACTTCGTTTGGAAGTTCCGCCACCTATGGGATCGCCGATGGGAAGTTGGTATTTGAATATGAATCACCGGATAGATCGCGCGGCTGGAAAGTACGCCGTTGTGTTGTATGGATACAGGGAGCGACGGGATTAGGTGGAGGGGATGCAAGAGCATTGTGGCAAGTATCACTCCTAACTGACCAGTTAGGATTTGCCGTGGGGGGG